GAGTGAACCTCGATTGCGTTTTAAGTCAGCGAATGACATATCGTATCTCCTTTATATTGCATTGTATTGCGTTGTATTAATGATCAGGATACATTGGTATTCGGTCAACATAACCAGAGCCAAGTACCCATTCTTCATCTTCAGGTATATTATAGGTTATTTCATGGGTGTCAGTAAGTGACTTTTGGAAATTAAATTTAACTTTTTCAAAGTGCTTTACCATCGCCATTAACTGATCATATTGCGCAGTTAATACACGAAAGGTATCTTCCTGTTCCCAATCATAATTGTCAGTTCCTTGATAGACATTCTCATAGGTGTTATTCCATAGAGAATCAAATCCTATTAGGTTGACTTCCTTTGCTCCATCTAACAATGCCAATCCTATGGCAGTGGTTCCACATACCATATCTCGTAGGATCGGATCGTCAAACTTCACGATCGAGTTGGGTTCTTCAAAACATAATATTTCCATAGTCCCTTGGAGTGAAGATCCCTGACTAAAGAAATGAGTTGAAGACTCGTTAAGATTATGTGTAGTTATATCACTGTGATGTGAGTCAAACCTTAACATCATCTTAAATTGTTCAAGAGCATCTATAGGAGTAGCATCCCAATCAGCGAATGCAACTTTATGCTCTTTGTAGTATCCAGAATTGATAATCTCGATTTGCATCGGGATATCGACTGCTACTAATGTGTCTGGTGAGAAATCTCTATAGAGTGCATTACACCCATAAGTGTTCTCAAGTTTGGTAAGGTCAAATTGTGTCCTGCTAGGACCATTGCCTAAAATATGTGCTATCATAAAAAACTGTTTTTGTTACTGTTGTTGCCCCATGGCAAGGATATACTCTAACCATTCTCTCATAGACCAATCTATATTTGCTGTAATCATGTTATACTGTTTAGGATGTTTCATGATTCCGAAGGCAAAGTGCCTGTTGATTAAATAAGGAGTGTATGGTTCTACTTGGTAGAATGCTTGAGTATTAGTTTCTGTATTTGCATGTTCATTGTCAGTTAGTTGTCTTTTGCTAAACAGACTGAGACGACCAACTGCTGCAGAAGAGTGTACCAATGTTACATCTTCATCAAATATTGCAAGAACTACTTTTTGATCTCTGTAAGGCATAGAATGCAACTTTCTGCCTTCCATTTTCTTAGCATCAAAGACTATGTCCCCATGATCTTTTTTGTTAATGCCAAAGTTAGTTTTCATCCACCTCACATATGAATCTAAATTGCCATCAGCAATTCTGTCAAATGTTCGCTTCTGCATTGTCAATGCAAAATCAAAGATAATAAGGTTTTGTCGTAAGTCGTTGTATTTGTTCATGTAAATATTTCTAATGCTATCGTTTTTAGTTTCTTATGATCACCTGATACAAATGCAGACAGTTTCTTTAACCTACCACTGTGTTCTTTCCACACAATGGTTTCTGCTATTTGCTTATCCCATACTTCAATGAACTTTGTTAACTCATTGAATAAGATGATCGATTCTGGCGATATTTTGTTTGCCAGATATTGTTTGAGTAGTACAGGATGTTGTCCATCCTTTACTTGTAACAACTCGTCTAATGTATATTTAGTTGCTAGAGAACTTAGTTCTTTTTGAAAATTGTATGTCAAACTCTGTTTTCTTTTTTTGTAGTTGCTGTATTGGGTTTCTGATTCATTACCAAGTAAATCCCCCACCCACTTGTCGGAAGTTGATAAGTTTGCGATAAGGAAATCACGCAACTCATGTCCGTGTTTTCTAGCAAGTTTCGCAAAGTGATACTTATCCTTTCTTTTAAGGAACGACTTGAGATCTGCTTTGACTTGTCCATTGTACTTAACATAATCGTATGAATCTGAGGTGAAATGTAATTTAATGCCTAAGTAAAGGCAGTATGCATCAAACCCTTCTCTGCTAGTCATACTTTACAGTTGTCCTCCACATTGTTCTTTCACCAGCAAACTGATGGTATGCACCTCGATGCATGCATGCAGTGTTGTTAAAGATCAAACAATCACCTTCTTCCCAATCTACTTGACATAGCAAATCTTCATCATTCGTTAATAGCATAAAGATTTCATTTGCCAAGATGGCATTACTTTTGTGAGGCAATACAGATACAGGAGAGATATACAATGTCTCTCTGTCAAGTATGTGATTGTGTCTCAACAGGGGATGAGATACTTCATCGGAATAGAAGAAGTCTATATCTTTTCCAACAAATTGATGATGATACTTATCATATGCGTTGACAAAATCAATAAGCATAGTGGAACCACCACCAAGTCTCGGATTAATAATATTATATTCTTCGATATCCTTATCTCTGTCTGTCTGAGTTGGTTTATAATTCTTTGCATACAAAATTCCAATATCTGGTAGATCAATCCTATGAGGAAAGTCTACATGCCAGTTCTTAAACCCACCGATTAATGCTCTCTTTGCTTTGTATTCATCACTCATGTCACCCAAACCAGACAATCCTATTTCAATCTCTTCTTCTTGGTCTAACCCAGCATAATCAAATATTGAGAATCCTGGCAGGTTGGTGTTTGCTAACACATTGCGTGATGTGGAACTTTGCTCTCTAAACTCAGACATTCTTGTAGAATTAGCAATACGACTTACTTCATGGACATGGTATTGATCATTGTAACAGTCTAAATCTATTTCACCAATAGATAAAGAAAAGTCATAGAACTCTTGTTCTGACAGATCTCCCAAATGTACCACGACAGCGAACTCAGTTTTCAAGTCCTGTCGTATCGAGTCTATGGAAGTTTTTTTGAGTTTCCTCATATAGGAAGTTTTCCTCTAGATTTTGCACCTTTTATCAGATTAAGATCTGATGCTTCTGCTTTAAGTCTATCCAGCAATGCATTGCTGAGCAGTCTTTTTGCTGATTCGGGTTCTAGAGAATAATTTTCACACACCCCTAAGATAGCATCGATGACTTCTGCACCTTTACTAATCTTTGATTCAACTTGTTCAGAGAATTGTTTTTTTGAAAGTATCATAATTATCCATTATATAAGTAATGATGCTGTAAACATCAGCAACAATACGATTCCTAAGAAAGCAAATGCTAATGTTATTGCTACCATTAGAACAGCACTAGGAGTCAACTGTATATCGTTCACCTCAGTGCCAACTCCCAATAGGAGTTTTGCTATCACCTTAAAAAATTTTGTCATTAAAATAAAACACTACCAGCATTGAACCAAAAGCAACTGCTTGTACAACTGCAGGTATTACAACAAAGTAAACCATTGCACTGAATTTGCCAGCACGGAAGAAATCCTTTTTCTCCCACTCGGAAACTTCTTCAGGTGAAGCATCCTTCGTAGCATTCAATGGCAAAGGTAATTGTTGTGCCATTATATAAAACTCACAGACCCTGTGGTTGCTGCGATTGAAAATCCAAACATGCATATCAGCATGAGCAACCCTACATTGTCTTTCAGTTTTTGTAGTCTTCTCTCACTCATTGCTCATCCATTAATTAAAATGAATGGCACTGTTAATGCTGCAAAAAGTAAACAGAAAACAAAATCACGATGTATGTTCTTTAACATTTCTCTCCAAAGTTATAAATTGAACCAATTCGCAACATATTTATAACTAATGGGAGTCTATAAGTTTCATTTATGAAACTTTTTCATTGTTTTTTTCATAGAGATTGTAATACTGTGTTCTTACATCTACGAGTTTGGGAACCCAATGTTCAGGTTGATCCACAAACAACTGTGAAGAACTATCTTCATCAACAGATACAATCGTCACGATGATCTTAGGCATCTCACCTGTCATTTCATAAACACATTGTGCGTATGCTGTTTCTTGTATTAAGTATCCTTCTATGTACTTATGGGTCTTTTGTTTGTTTGATGTTTTGAAGTCGATAATTGCTAACTCACCTCTAAAGTATCCTACACAATCACAGCGACCTGCGATACGATACTTATCACTGTACATAGCAGATTCTATGGCAAGTGGTTCTATCTTATCTAACAGAGGTACTATAGATTTGAAGTTTGCTTGTTGTAAAGGATTGTCAAATTCGAACTCTTCTTTGCGTAGATACTTCTCACATAGAGTATGGAAAGATGTACCTCTTCGAGCAGCACGACTTGATATTTCGTTTGCTTTTTTCTCTCCGACTCTTTTCTTCCATGCTTTGATTTGCTTTCTGCTTAAGAGTCCTGTCACTGATGTGACTGAGGGATATTTGTTGCCTTCGGGAGTGACATAATGTCTTTTCCCATCAATAGTTTGTGTCTTGAGATTAAACTCAGACAACTCTTCAAATGTCATCATAGTTATATTATACTTTATTTATCAAGTGATCGTAAGGTGGTTTTGAGATTTTCAAATTGCTGTTCGTTCCAACCCTCTTTATTTTTGTAGTGTTTCCATACCCTTTTCTGTAAAGGAACATCTTTACTTTCTTCAAACCCAAAGATGGGTTTTAATTGTTCTATGTACAAACCTATAGGATTGATGCATCGTATCCCAACATATATGAGTTGTGTTTGAGTCTTTTCTATACCATGTGGAAGCGAAGACATGTAAGAAACTACTTCTCCTCTTTTAAAGAGATAATCTTCCCCATTAATACTAAAAGGCATATCAGTAAAAGGTATGATTGTCAAATCAGTAGGAAAAAACTCAGGATCTACATGCTCAGCAACCATATGTCCTTTAGGCATAATTCCACTTTGGGGTGAAAATCTGCATCTAGTGGAAAGTTTATCGATCTTATCTTTTCGATCGGGAAATATATCACACAGTGCTTTATGAGATGCATCATGAAGAATATCGACATCATCATCATTTAGATGTCGCGACTTATCTATCACATAGTGCGACTGTTCTGTCATCTCTGAGAGTTTCATTCGAGCAGTAACTTCCCACAAATCAAACACAGATTGAGGAATCTCATTCAGAGTTTTGTATTTGATGTATATTGGATAGACTGAACTCATTTTTTTAATTTGTTAACATCTATATCAAAAGGACTCTTTGCCATCAAGTTAGTTTGCGTTCCACCCTTAACTTCTTCATCACCCCATGCTCGTTTCAGTCCACCTTTGATTTGAGTCAAGTCTACATATTCTATTTGCTCATACTCAAACATGTTTGATAGATGTTCTATAGAACACCTGTAAGGATCTAGAGACATTCTTACACCTGCCCACTTCATATCTGTAGGATAAGCAGGTACAGCATGTGGTATATTAGTTGGTATAGACCAGACATCCCCTTTCTGTATAGGGTACAATGTACGATTCACTTCAATATGCATATCTGTTAATGATACGATCAATGGATCTTTGGCGAACATAAGATTATCTACATGTTCAGTCACACTAGAACCAACAGTCATATATCCAGATTGAGGCATGTAGACTAGTCCATTAATACCTGACCAATCGAGAAAGATACTCTTGACAAATTGATCTGCTAATTCTGAGAGATGTTCTTTTGCTTCATCTCCACTGGTTCTTTCACCAGTGATATCAGTTTCATAGATACCATCGTCAGATGGTTTGAAGATATATTTGTTACGATCAGTTGTTTCTTTTTCGTATCTGAGTGTTGCATCCCAAAACTCATAAGCAATGTCAGGAACTTCTATGTTTTTATACTTTATGAAACTTGGATACATCTAAATCGTCTATGTCTGGCAACTTATCTGGATTCAGTATATCTAGGATATCTTGTTTCTCTTGTTCTTTAGAACCAAAGATTCTTTCCCACTCATCTTGATATTTTGTGCCTACTTCTGGTCTGCGTTTACTTCCTTTGCCTGCCATTTTTTATTCCTTATGAA